CGGCACTGATTACGTTCCCAAGACGGGGAACTATACGCTACATGAGGGCGAAAAAGTTACATCAGCGAAGGACAATATGGCAGATAGCAAAGTGTTCGATATGGTTCCTGGCAAATCGGCTTCCGAGAAAAAGCCTGCGAAGCATATTAAGGAAATTCGTACTACTCGTGCACACGATGGAAAGTTAATTCATACTCATGTGCATCATCATCCGGCCCATCATCCCGATGAGACGCATGTCTCGAATGACATGTCTGATCTTCACAATCATTTTGAGGATCACGCCGGTACGCCCAATGAGGGAGAGGAAACTCCTGCGGTGGGAGCACCTGCTCCTTTGACCGCATCAGCTCCTCCGATGCCGGGTGTCGCACCCGCAGGACCAGCAGGAGTAGGAGCATAGTATGGCTGAACACACACCGGAAGAAAAAGCCCATTTCGCAAGAGGCATGCATAAGTTGCATGGCGGGGCATTACATCGTCACTTCGGAATTCCAGAGGATCAGCCGATCCCAATGGAGAAGAAGCAGGAAGCGGCCAACAGCGATAACCCGCATACTGCCGCCATGGGCAGAATGGCCGTCGCTATGCATGGTTGGCATCACCCCAAGAAATAAGTTCATCTCCTTCGGACTAATTACCCGAAGGCGGGCGGTAGCTTCCTCTACCGCCCAATTCTCAGGAAAGGAGAATTATGCCTTACAAAGATCCCGAAGTGCGCCGTAATCGGGCTGCACAAAATCATCAGAGACGAATGCAAGACCCTGTATATAAGGCGATGCATATCGCTAACAGTGAGCAATGGCGTAAAGCACATCCAGAATACGTTGCTAAACGGAATAGGAAGCATCGTCTAAAGATTCAGTATAAGTGGACTCCTGAGATTTGGGAATCAACTTTTGAATCTCAAGGACGATGTTGTGCCGTCTGTGAATCTACGGAACCGGGAAAGAACGGGTGGTCTGTTGATCACGACCATGCATGCTGTTCAGGACGGATAAGTTGTGGTAAATGTGTAAGAAGTATTTTATGCTCTCGATGCAATTCAGGTCTTGGCTCTTTTCGGGACTCTCCTGAATCGCTTCGCAATGCAGCGAAGTATATTGAAAGGTGGAAAGACTTTATGAAGAATAGTAAGACAGCAGAGAAACACGTTAGTGGTCCACAGACGGTTGGTGTGTCTGGACCCGGCCCCTTCAAAGGGACGAGAGCGGGAGAGAAGCGTGCAGGTAGTACGAAATATGTCGATTATCCCGGCCAGCCCGAAGGTAATATGAATTACAAAGGTGCAGTCGGCGATTGCAAGTAAAAGGTTAGTGAGGAGTCATGAGGGTCGATCAGTTAGAAACATGGTTTAACAAGCACAAGGCAGACACCAATTATCAGCACAAGGATATGCCCCTCGACATCATGGCTCACAATGCGTACGAAAGTTTCGAGCGGTTGACAGACCCTATCAAGAAGAAAATCATTGCTGTTTGTAAGGCATACGGGGTTATCACAGATGATCCCGCATCACAAGACCGCATGCTCTTGTATCGGTACATGGCCCAAACGAATTTATTCGCGCTATGCCATTTGCTGGAAAAGTACAGGGATACGACGGATAAGACTTACATCTGGATTGATGGAACGGTTCACAACACTCACGAGGAAATCTGCAACGAGTTTTTCGTCCGCAAGAATCCCCTGATTCCTACTTTCAAGGAGTTCGCAACGCAGTACGTCGACCAGAAAGAGCGACTATTGCTCGTGCCTAGAGGCGGCTTTAAGTCGTCGATTGACATGGCGGACGTAATTCAGTACATCCTTAACTGGCCAGAAATTACGATCATGATCCTTACGGGCGTGCTCGATCTAGCGGTTGATTTCGTAAAAGAAATCAAGGGACATTTCAAGTTGGACGACAGTGATCCTGACGCTGAGAATCTGTATCACACGAAGAAGTCGATCAAGCCGCGCATGATGCCGGATGGGTCAATATTTCTATTTCAGGTACTATTTCCTGAGCATTGTATTCCTAAGGACGACGGAACACAGCAAGAGTTTCAAACTCCTGCGTCGGCATTTGTTGACAAGGAATGTACGGTGTTCGCAGCATCCATTGACCAGAACTTGTCAGGATGGCACGTCGGCGTCATGAAACTGGATGACGTTGTAACGAACGAGAATAGCCGGACGGTTGACCGAATCAAGAACGTCAACAAGCAGGTTAGCATCAATAAAGCCATGAAAGTCCCGTACGGATTTTACGATAAAATCGGGACATGGTACGACTCCGACGATACCTACGGACAGGACATGAAGCACATTGAAAAATGTGTCAAAAATGGTGATCCTGTAAAGATGAAGGTATATTTACGGCCTGCATGGTGGCCGAATCAGGCTGCTGTAAAAGCAGGCAAAGTTGAGAGCGAAATGGTAGAGTCTGATTGGGAATTGTGGTTTAACGTTCCCGGCCAGCTTACCTACGAGTTTCTAAAGGGCGAGTGTCACGACGTAGAAGGATTTGCTGTAAAATACCTCAACGACCCGACCAAGGCCCACGTTGTAAAATTTCCGTTGGAATTGCTTCATCGGAAAACGATCAATTCCAATTTACTGCCGCAGACGGGATTTGTGGTTACCTGTATAGACACTGCTTACTCTACGAAAAGTTGGGCGGACTATACAGTAATTCTGACATCTTTAATTTACGGAGGGCGGTTTTACATCATTGATTGCCAACGCGGTCGATGGAATGAATATGAGTTGCCGGGTAAGATAGCCGCCGTCGCAAACCAATGGAAACCATCACGCATGTGTATCGAAGATTCGGTAGGCGTGAAATGGTTAGGAAAAGAAATTTATCGGGAAATGGACAAATTACGTGTTCGTGTTCCTATAGAGTTCGTCCCGCTCGGTCAAGGAAACAAGAAGAACGCAAAAGATATGAAGGCGAAGCCGGTGCTGAGGTATCTTGGTGACGACAGGCTTCTTTTTGCGAATCAATGCGTCGGACTCGAAGAGTTGTATTCCGAATTATCCAATTTCGGAACTGCGGCTTCTACACATGATGATATCGTTAGTGCTTTATCGATTTTGGTAGACCAGTTTTCTGGGTATGCTGATATGGAAGGTAAGCGTCAAGCGGCCAGCCCCGATTTCGTCATCTCCAGCCAAGCACAACAGCAATATGACCATTTGTACGGTAAAGGGACATATGCCAAATGTTTTAAGCAGAGGGCGTTGAATGCTGCGTTGGAAAATCCCGATCTTTCAGCGCGAGAGGCAGTACAAGCTGAACAGGTGATGGCGGCGGGGTATTGCGATCCATTTGAAGAAGCAGGAATTTATGGTTGACAACTGTTGGGGAATATGGTATAGTTAATTATGCATATTTACGCAATCACACATCTTGGCTCGGATGGAGCCATCGTTCGCTAACACAGTGCTGTAACGCTGTTGTAGAGCGAGAATCCCAGACTTCAAGTCTGGGAGCATCAATAGACCATCGTAAGCATTTGAGTGAGTCCAAGAGAGGAATACCGTGTCCTGCGGTAATCGAATCAAATATCAGGAGACGGTCGGAAAATCCGAGTAAGGCAGCTCTAGCAAACCGAAAATATCGAGCTGCGAAAAAGGAACGGGAGGCACATGCCTGAAGTGACTGATGCAAAAATTCAGTCGGACGGTAACGCACACAAGCCACTGACTGCTGAAAATTTTACCCCAGCGGGCGATATCAAAGGAACTCAAGGTGATCCAAAAGGATTATCCTCCGATTTAGCTTTGGTCGTCGGCTCTGCACAAGCTGCGAGAGATTTTCTTCTCCAGAAACAGTAAACAAAATCTGCTGTTTTAAAACCCACTCTGATTGACTCGGAACCCTGAAATGGAGACGAGGCGGAAGCGAAAGCACCGTGAGAGACTAAGTGAGAGGGCGTCTAAAGACGAAGCAATAGTCCGAACTTACGAGGAATAACAACCGTGAGAGGTCAGCAGAAATGTCTGATCCTGCGAAAGCAGTAACAAATTTGGGAATCTCTTATGGCGCGATGCCGACCTTCTATTTCAAGCACCGCGTCCGATGACTGTTTACGACAATACTTATGTCCTCGAACCGAATATACAGCGGTTTACTGTTGCGAAGATTGTGAATTCAGTAGTTCCACAACTGTACAAAGGTCTCTTTTACGATGACCCGCCGATGATTCTACGACCGCGACCCGGCGAACATCAGAATATAATTGATGCAAAGACAGCATTATTTTCGTACATTCTGGACAAGAGCAAATTCAAGACCGAAACAAAATGGGGTCTTGAGACAATGGCTCACCTAGGAACGGGAATTTGGAAGTGGGGATACGACTGGACTGAAATTGTTACGTCCCGGCGCAAAGCCGCTATTCTAAAGGAAGACGTAGGACCAGACGGACAAAAGACTACGATAAGCGTTCCGTTAGATCAGCCGCCAGAGATCACGACAACTGTAAAATCTGTCCCGATGCCATTCTTCGAGCATCGTCCTCTGGACAAAGTTCTTGTGGACCCGAAACTAGATGTCCCCGATATCCGAGATGCGAAGTGGGTTGTAGACGTTCGTTACATGGACTTCTATGAACTATATGATCTCCAGCAGGCATTGTTACTTGCTGCGAAAGAAGATGCATCCGTAATGGATGGATGGTCTTTCCCCGAGAATTTGAAAGACGCGTGGATTCAACCCCCGGCTCCCGCCAGCAATTTGCAGACAGAGCAAACCCTTTACATGAAGGGTGCGGTTCATCACGCACAGGATGTAAACGTTGCGAACTCAGTAGACCCACTCCGCACAAAACTGGAAGTGCTGGAATATTGGGATGGCAAACGGAAAATCCGGGTGTTAGATAATAAGAAAGTCATCTATACCGGAGACAATGAATTCAAACGCATTCCATTTCTTTCATCCAACTGGTGGAATCGACCGAAAGCATTCTTCGGCATGGGGCTCGGCCTTATTGTCGGCCAGAACCAACGCGTAGATCAAGGAACGATTAACGCTATCCTGAAAATCCTTTCGTATGGCGTAAATCCTGTTTACCTAAAACGTAGGGACGGGAATAACCTTACACAGATGGTCAAAACAAACGTCGGCAAGATCATGACGGTTGATGGGGAAACGGACAAGGCTTTCACTCTAATGGAGACGCCTAAGGTTCCCGGTGACATTTGGAATGCACTAAAAGAATCTGAGCAGGCGACGGAATCGTCATCTGGCGCAGATCAACAGTTAGTTCAAGGCAGTTCAGCAGGACCACGTTCTTCCATGGGTCGAACCTCAGGTGGTGCTGCAATTCAGGCATCAGCTAGTGCGACAAGATTAGACGGCCCATTGGATAATTTCATTGAGCAAGTCTTCAAACCGTTCCTGTATATCGTGGACGAGTTGGTATTTACGAAAATGTCTGACGCGAGCATCATCCATATATTGGGTGATGTGCTCGGCAGTCCGCTTACACAGGCCCTTGATATGCAGCGGTATTGGGACGCCCAAATGGACTTCGAAGTCCTAGCGGGCGCAAGCATGGCTGCGAAACGAACCATGGCTCAGTCGATGGTTATGTTGACGCAGTTCCTTGACAACCCACAGCTTACCCAAGCATTAGGAGAGATGGGTCTGTACATTGATTACAACGTAGTCTTCAAAATGTGGATGGAAGCCTCTGAGTGGAAGAACGGACAGGATATCGTCAAGGCGATGCCGAAAGCAATGCAGGATAAAAAGGATGCGAACTCTCCCGCTGCAATCGCCGCGCAGAGGACGCAAGCCGCGCAACAGCAGAGCAATGACAAGTTTGCACAGAAGCAGGAATTGGAAGATCAGTCATCCAACAATCGTATTAAGCGTGATCTAGTAATCGCCTCTGCAAAAGCCTCAGGGCTTAGCGAGACGGTTCTGGGAGAGCCCTCAACAAGTGGGTTAGAAGGCCAGATGCCAACGGTGATGTAACGTGGAGCAGGGGTCTACGGACCACGAAAATGAATGCCCTGTACGGAAAGGCTGTATGAATAAAATTCGTAGATTCCTCCGTGTCTCTTGCCTCTGGGTTTTACTTGCACCGTGGGCATCCCTTGGTCTTGGTATTGCCAGCAATGAAGCTGTTCTAATCTCTAACCATGACCGATTCCCTGTAATGATGAATCCCGTTAAATTGGATGATCCTAGAGGAATACAAGGTCAGACAACGTTACCTGCGGATATGCTGGACGATGTCCATTGCGTAATGACGAAGGATACTCATCTTAATTTCCTTG